ATCCGCTTCAAAATCATCTTTAGTAACCGCTTGTGGGTTATCGTAGAATTTTATAGCGAAGAGCATATAATTGCTCTCATTCAATTCATCGAATTTCATACTAATTCATTTACTTAAGTATCAGCGTATTGTGTATCGTCTGACTGGTCTCCAGTTAGTGAACTCATTGCTACAAGAGTTTCAGCTTTCACTCTTGTCTCTCCGTGCATATCTGTGTATGTATTTACTGCAACCCAACCAGCGTGTGGAGCAGCATACTTACGAGCATTACCAGAAGCAGCATTAGCAACTGTTTGCTCAGCTACGTCTACACCATAGATTGCCTTACCAGCAGTACCTTGGAATTCGCCAGTAGCTAAATTCTTTGGTTCGTCTGCATCTTGGTCTACGTTTCCCCAAAGTGCCATGTTTCTATACCTTTGTATACTTTAATATAAAAATATTTATACTAAAGATATGCCTTAGATATATTAGTGGCAAATCCTATGACTGTAGTACCTGCTGCCAACACTGCAGCTGCACCTATAACCCACTTCTCTACAACCTTTAATCTCTCACGTAACTCGTCTTGTTTCTCTTCCAATCTTTCTATCTTCAATTGCATCACAGTGATTCTTGTCTCTTGTGAGGCATCAAGTCCTAAATCTGACATGCTATTAAATTATAACTGAAGTATATAGTTACCTAATCTTCCTCTTTATTAGATACCCACCTCTTTTTCTCAGGATCCCACGTTTTAACTTCACCCCGTTTTAATCCACCACTCTTACTATCTTCAATACGTTTCTTAAGTTCAGAAAAACTAATTTCCTTACCAGTCTTTCTTTCCTCTCTTTCAGCATTATCACGAACATTCCTAACAACTCTTCTACCATACTTAAGAGAAAGATTTTTTATTCTTTGCTCCTTATCCTTTTTCTCCATCTCATCCCTTTCATCTTGAGTTAGGGATGCCCAACCCTCATTGAGTTGGGACATTGAAAACCTCTGATCCACCAACAGTATTAATAGTTGTTGGATATGCTGTAGCATGATGATATGCTATCTCATGTAAAGTCTGTGGAACATTAACCACTTCTAATCCTTCAGTCGTGTTAATCACGATGTCTTCATTGTTTTTGCAGCTCATTTTAATCTCCATAGGTGGGTCGAACCAGTCATCATATAGACCATCATAATCTGGTGTAATAATAACTTCACTCATTATAGCACACTATGGCTTAAATTCAGGTCCTACACCCTTTTGAGGATTGTATCCTGGATATGGTTTCTTTTCCTCTTCTTTCTTAACTTTCTTAGTACCATCCTTATTGTACTGACTGTTTGGTTTACCTGGTTTAGCACCGTCCCAATTTTCTGTTTTATCCTCTTTTACATCTTCAATATCATCAGTCATAACTATAGGATTCTTACAACCCATAGAACGAATTTTGTTCTTTACAAGATTAAGTTTAGCGTAGGTTCCACGCATATCCTTCTCTTTCTCAGGCTTCTTCTCACACTCAGGGGTGTTAACCATTGCTTCCTTAACAGCACCACTCTTAGTGTCAACAGAGTCGTTATCAGTATCCATCAACCTTTCTGCTTGCTTGAGTTTCTTAAACTCCATCCTTTTCTTAAGATGAGCTATTTGATCATCAAGAGGATCAACAGGTTCTTGTGGTGGTGTTCCTGCTCCTGCTGGTGCTACCGATGGTGATGATGGTGCAGGTTTTGCTTGTTGTTGCTTTCTCTTAATATGGTCTGGTACAGGTAATTCTTCGGCAATACTTTCTAATTTAGATCTAAATTCAAGTTTTTCTTCAACTCTTTTAAGAAGAGAGTTGCGAATATACTCTTCTTTACGAGTATCTTTACCATCAGGTTTACCACCCTTCTTACGTTGAATGGCATTATGAACTACACCAGCATGTTCTTTTGATCCGCTTTCTACCTTACCATCTCCATCATAATCCTTTTTATTTCTACCACCACCATGACTTTCTTCACTATCAGTCAACTCAACTGATTTAATATGAGGTTGAGAACGAAGTGCTGTAATCTTACTACGAGTAGCACGTCTTGTATATGTCTTATTATCTACATCCTTAACTCTTACATTATATTTTGTCTCATCAGACTCCTCTAATTGCTCTAAGTATTTAAGTTCTATTTCCTTCTGCTCATCTTCAACAAATACTTTATACATTGCATCATTAACACCATGAAATGCCCAATCAGTAGGAACTGTACTATAAGCTTCCTTAACGCCACCTTTACCAAATAATTTCTGATGAACCATCGCTTTTTCTTTTGGTGTTAAACTACTATTAGCCATATAACGAGTATAGGCAGTCTTCAAATCAATATCTTCCTTCCTAGCCTTATATCTTATATCATATACAGCTTGTGTAACTGCATCTTTTGCAGAGCTTCCTTTACCAGACCCACCTTTCTTCTTAGCAGCAGGTGCTGCAGTGGGTGCAAATTTTCTTGCTGGTAATTCCTCAACAATATTAGAACTCATGGAAAAACTGCCTACTTTTTACTTTTCCTATACTTATTTATGAATTGTGTATTCCAATCGCAACCAGGAGTCATTGAAGCAACGTATCTTAGATGAGAATCTTTTCCAACCTCTCTTTCACTAGCAGGAACACCACCCTTGTTAGTACCATTAACAACTGCTTCGGATACATCTTTTACCCATGATTTAAACATCATTTCATCTTCAGTAACACATATTAAATGATTAGCACCCCTACGAATAATACGTCCAATTAATCCAGTAGTTACATCTTCAACTTTAGTACCTATATCAAAAATTTCTTTTTTAATATACGCTTCACGTAAATTTTTAAAATCTTCTTTTGGTGCAATCTCCCAAGTATTCCAACACTCTTTAACTTGATCAACACCCATTGATTGACGAACAGAAAGAAAATAATCATTAGCATCTTTCTTATTAAGTAAAGGTTTAGATTTACCCTTTACTTGTTTATGAAGTTGATTATAAAATGCTTTAAAATCTCCTTCCATTGCTGCTAATCTCATCTTAGAAGCAGAGAATCCTTCAATACCTTCAGCACTGTCATCCCTATCACCTGATGATATAGTTTCTAAATTATCAAATTGATATAACCTTCCATTATAATCTTTTGATAACTTATCAAATTGTTTTTGACGATCACTACCACCAATAACTTTTACATTAGTATATCCATCATTATGTGCTTTCTTTAAAACATCAAAAATAGTTCTATTATTAGGATCATTTACAATCTTCTCACTATGATCTGGAAATAACCTTTTCATCACATCAGACTTCATATCAGGATCTAATGGATTCTTCTTCTTATCATTAGTACGTGAAGGAACAATCATATAGTCATCACCATCACCCTTTACCGATTGAGCAGCAATATCCATCAACTGCCCATGTCCAGCATGTGGTGGATTAAATCTACCAAAAGCAATAGTTAATGTCCCCTTTGTTTTAGGAACATCAGGTGGACCATTGAGAAGTTCAGAATTACTAGATTTTTGATTCTCTGGTGGTGCTTCTGTATGTGGTGATGAAAGATTCTTTTCCTTCTCAGACTGTTTAGGATCTTTCCCACCTATCTTTTGTCTTTTATTATAAAACTTAAGTCTTCCCTTTTCAGTCTTTGCTACAAATTCTCCAGTTTTCTTATCATACCAACCACCATGACCATCTCCTTGCAATCCCAATCTAGCTGCTTGTTGGGTAGCAGTACTTTCAAACAAAAATTTGGAGAATGTTATCATCAGTTTTGAATTAACTTCATAGTTATTGTCTCCCTATTCAAGACAATATACTGTAGAATATTCTTCTTTATGTCTTTATATTTATCATCCTTTAGACCTGTTAGGTATAAATTAACAAAAGATACAAAATTAGAGAATAAATCTCCACGAACCCTCTTGATGTTTTTAAATTCTTTTATAATTTCTTCTAAAAATTTATTAAATTCCATAATTAAAATTAAGAACAATCCTATTGCTTGATTCGGTAGGAGTAGAAGAAGCATGATAAGTATCTCCAGAAAAAATAATAGCTCTTCCCTTTTTGGGTTCTATCTCATCTATTATAGAGCCATCCTCATAAATTTTAGTAGGACCGTCACTATTATTAACATAATATACCATAGTATAATGTTCGTAATCTAAATCCACATGAGGAATATGTGGTGTATCATTTTGATTTTTAACCCACATGACTGCTCTTATGCGATATATCTCCCTTAAATCTGTACCATGATATTTATGAACTGCTTCAAATAAAAGAGGCAAAAGAATATCCATTTCTTTTTTTCTTGTGCCATCATCAATATTAAAAATTAAATTACAAAATCCAGTATGTTCTGTATCAGAATTTTCATAAGTCAAAGATGAAACATACTTCCAATCAAAAGTGTTACAACCATCCTCTATAAGATTTTGATATCCTACACCTACTATGTCATCAATTACCTCATACGCCATATAAATTTATCTTTTTTTTCGTCTTATCAAATACTATATTAAAAGATATACTAACTCGATCATCTTCAGTTTCATTCATGGTTACACCATGCCTTAACCATCCAGGAAACAATAAAATAGTACCTTCCTCTGGTTTCATAGAAATTCTTTGCTCACCCCAGAATATAGAACCTTCAGATCCAACAGCAGGTGTGCAAAAGAAAAATGAAGAATCATTATCAGAAATACCAGTATTATAGTAATAAACTCCAGCAAGATCTGCCTCACCGTGAGAATGTATATGTGCGTAATTATTTTTTTTAAACAATGTCATCCATGAATCAATAATATCATACTTATCATATCCATGTCTTAATTCGCCACAATATTCTGATAGAGCAATGTCAATACCATTTCTAAGATTGTCTAAATTCTTTTCATCTATTATAGAAGATTTAAAATATGGATCAGAAAGGTAATGAGTAGTTCCCCATTCAGAAACCAATCTAAAATCTACATCTCCTATACAATCATTTATTTCTTCTTGAACTTCAGAAAAATTAGAAATAGAACTTTTATATATTGGAGTTGGAAACAAAGATAATACTTTTGGATGTCCGTATAATACTTTATCGCTCGTCATAATCAGGTTTGCCCATAGTCTTATATTCAAGTTGCTCTTTTAAAAAGAGAACTTGTTGCTTGAGTTCATCATTCTCTTTTTCAAGCCATTCACAATGCTCTTGGTAAATAATTACACTCATTTCTAGTTCGTGCAGTTTAACTTCTATATCCCAGTCCACTGAACCACAAGATAGCGGTTTTCACAACTAGTTATCAACTTAATGTTTTCTTTATACATCACCTTCCTTTCTGTTTTCTGAGTAATGAACATCAAACTCTCCACCAGGATATCTTGCCTTTAACTTCTCCACATTCATTTCAATAATCTCATTGAAGTCAGTATCAAGTGCCATACATGCCTGAGCAACGTACCACATGATGTCTCCAAGTTCTCTTTTCATATGAAAGATGTTCTCATCATTCACGGGTTTGCCTTGGAATACCATCTTCTTTACTATTTCAGTAAACTCACCACCTTCAGCACAAATGCCAAGAGCAGCAGTTAAAAGACGATGAACAGGTATTCCATCAGGATCTTTCTGTATCTCAAAGCACCTAGAATTAAATGAAATATAATCGTTTGATTCTTTAGATGTAACTGCGTCTACAAACTCAGTATACTTTTGGGTATCTACTTGCTTTGCCATTTTATCCTTGTATATAATCTTATTATAGTATTAGGATCTATATTTGTCAAATATAATTGATATTGAGAACAACTCTAGTCTTACTATTAGTACATGTAGTTCCTCTATGATTTTGATTACCTTCAAATATAACAACTCTATTTGCGACAGATTCCACTATCTCCCCAGTTTCAAATTCAGTATATCCATCATTAGTATTAAGATAATAAATCGCAGTTTTATATGGCATATCATCACTTAGAGTATCACCCATATCAGAATGAAAACTTCTTTTAACTATTTCAGGTGTTCTAGTTTGTAAATTGAGTTTTGCTCTAAGAGGAAACTTAAGTTCTAGTTTATCAAATATAGGCAGTATAGAATTATAATGTTCATTTTGTGGAGAACCGTTTGTGTAGATTGCATTTACAAATTGAAAATTATTTAAGTCGTCTTCATCCCAAGGAAAGACAACATGTGGATTAAAATGCCATTCAACAAAATCAACACAAAATCTTCTTTCAAGATCCTCAAATACATCTTCTTCTAAAAAATTATCAAATACTTCAATCATTTTATTTTAAAAATTTTATCTCTATTTTTGGTAAACCACAATGCCATTGTATATCTAGACCCAGAAATAACTTCTTTTACACCATGTATATGATCCTTTCCTGATGTAAATAATACCAACTTACCTATCTTAGGTATGACTTTATATTCTGTTTCAGCAAAAAAAGTTTCTCCACCAACATAACTATCATTTAAATTAATCACTGCTGAATAATCTCTATGACAAGTATAATGTGGTTTCTCTGGATCATCTATCCAATAATTATCAGCATGTGCCCCCAACTCCATACCAGGACCCCAATAAACTAAATTACTAAACTCAGGATAAACAACTTCTTCCTCATAAAACTTAGCACAAAGTGTACAAACTCTATAATGTACAGATTCAATAATATTCCTTATATTATCATCATCTATCTCAGTACAAACAAAAATCCTACTTTCCCAATTAGACTTATGATCATCTAAACTCCAATTTGATGAATCATTATCTGCATGTAATTTCTGATATTCTATTAGTAAATTACAGTCATCAATACTCAAAAAATTTTCTTTTTCAACTATTGGTATCATCACTCATTAAATTTAAATCCTGCGAATGATTTTTTAGGTTTCTTCTCTTCATGTGGATTATACTCTTCTTCCTGTCCACTGTCAAGAATATCCTCTTGTGCTTTTTGTTCAACATCATACAATCTCATTTTTGCCCTATCAATACCCACCACAAATCTCTTAAAGATAGTAGGATCGTTATATCTATTCTTCAACTGCTTAACCATTATCTGATTTAATCCTTCCAACTCCTCAGTAGATATGAGAGCGAACATAAGGTCAGCAGTAGCAGG